CAATTGCTATTTGGTTGAATGAAGTAAAACCTCCTTACGTTGAGATCGTTAATGATCCACGCTACGTTATGAATCAGTCGAGAGATATATTTCATCTGCCTGCTACTTCTATTGGTCAATATGATTACGAATACACTAATAATGTTATTAAGAGTTACGAAGATCAAACACGAGCTATAAGAACTGTTCCTTCAACGTATCAAGGTATGGAAACTTGTTTCTGTATTAACTATGAATATAAGGAAGAGTTCAATTTAGATCGCAAGATACCTTTTATGGTTATATTGAATGAAGCTAAACCTTCAAGATATAAGCTATTAAAGGAATGGGTACTTGACGATATTCAAGACGTTGAGATCTATGGTAAATGGGAACACGAAGCAACTGAAACAGATACACGCTTCAAAGGTTCTGTCCACCTAGATGACGTTATGGATAAAATGAACAATGTTAAATTTACTTTTATTATTCCAATCGCAAAAGGTTGGGTAACTTCTAAGTATATTGAAATGATCCATGCTGGTGTAATTCCATTCTTACATCCAACATACGATGAGCAAGGTCACTTGCCAATTCCTGAATTCTTACGACCTAAGACTCCACAGGAATTAAGAGCAAGAATGGAACGGCTACTAAATAATGAAGAAGAATATCAAACTGTTATTAAAGGATTGCGTAAGTTAATTTGTACTCCTGAAGTATATGATGGAACTTTTTTAAACAATAAAATAATGACAGCTATGGATGCTGATTACGTCGCACCAGATGTATCAGGCTATGAAGTTAAAGTAGCTGCAACACTTGAGGATTTTTTCGGATGAGTAAAAGAGAAATAACGTGGGCTCCACTGATACCATTAATTGGTGGTCAGATGTTAGGAGCAGAAAAAGCATTTGGTAAACCACCAGCTGCAATCTATTCTTATGATGGATTTCAAGACAATGATAGCCACTATGTTAACTATCAACAAAACACTTTAGGTAGAAAGGATATACCTTATATTCTATTAGGCGATGATAATAGTCAAGTCACTCAAGTAGATGTAGTATCAGGTACTCCACCTTGTGCCGCACTGTCTCAATTAAATACTGGCACATCTGTTGAATCAAAAGGCGCAGGATGTGCTAAGAACGAATGGATGTATAAAGTATTTGAAGATGGCATTGATATTCTTGGAGCTAAGGTTGTTATCGTTGAGAATGCTCCTGCGTTGTTTACAAATAAAGGTCGTCCAGTTGCGAATAACCTTTATAAAATATGCGCTGAGAGAGGTTACTCTCTGACCCTGTACAAAACATCAACTAGGTTTCATGGTGTACCACAGGGACGCGACAGGTCTTTTGCGATCGGTTGGAAGTCAGAGTCTGCACCTGTAATGAATTGGTATAATAGACCACGAAAGAATTTTGCAGAGTACCTTCGGGAAATTCCAGTTGACGCTTTACATCAAGATATTATCATTAACAAGAACGTTCCTGATGAACCTTACTACAATTTTATTAAAACTAAAATAGCAGCTGATACTACTATTCGTGAGTTAATGATTGAAGAAGGCGTTAAGACTACTCTGAACTACGTAAACAAAAAAGGTTGGATGAAAGAAGCTAACGAATGGTTCCATAAAACTGGTAATGAGAAAGGCGTTAAATACTCAGATCATGCTATGATGAAGTACGCAGACGGTAAAGGCGTATGGGATGGTTCAGTACATGTGTTTGGTGAATATATGAATGCTGTTATTGGTCGTAACATGGTTGATACAATTCATCCTGAAGAAGAACGATCCTTGACTATTCGAGAAGCTATGCATATGATGGGATTCCCTGAAGATTTTGAATTACTTCATGGTTTAAAGAAGATGAACCATATTGCTCAGAATTGTCCAGTTCCTACGTCGAGAGACATGCATCTTGAGATTCAGAAGTTCCTTAACGAAGAGTTAGATCTATCTGATACTACTTATATGCGACAGAACAATTTTAAACAATTATTAGAGCTGGATCCTAATGGTAAAGATACTACACCAAATCTTGAAGATTTCTTTCAATAAACCATTGACATATGCGACAAACTGTTGTATAATAGTATTTAATAATTAGGAACAATAGAATGCGAACAGATTTAATCTTTGATTTTGAAACGATGGGACAGGACGTAAATGATTGCGCTGTCATTGATGTATCAGTAATGGTATTTAATTGGGAGAAGATGGTCTCTGACGATCCTTACACCTTAGCTGATATATCTCGATGTAAAAAGTTTAAGCTTAGTGTTAAAGAACAGGTTCAAGATTATGGTTGGAAAATCAATGAATCTACTTTAAAGTTCTGGTCTGAGCAGAGTAAAGAAGTAAGGGCAAATATTGCTCCTAAGACTTCTGATCTGTCTGTTGCTGATTTTGTTAAACAGTTCACTGACTTTTTGATTGAAGGTCCTAAGATCAAGTATTGGTGGTCAAGGTCTAATACCTTTGATCCTATTATTCTTGATAGGCTATTTCAGTCTCAAGGTAAGTTAGCGCACATGCAGCAACACCTTAAGTTTTGGTCAGTACGAGATACAAGAACTTATATTGATGCTAAGTTTGATTTTAATATAAAGAAGAACGGATTCGCTCCTTGTGCAAATGATGAGAAGTGGGATTCAGTATTTAAAGCTCATGATAGCTCATGGGATATATTAGCTGATGTTCTTAGACTACAATCAATTCAACGAGCAGAAAACGATTTGGAGCAAATTACAGTATGAAGCTTGAAGTAAAAACTGAAGAACTACAAAAGCAAAAGTTGTTCATCGGTACACCTATGTATGGTGGTCAGTGTGCAGGCATATATACTAAGTCAACTAATGATTTAAGTATGTTATGTTCTGCGCATAAAATCCCGATGAAGTATTACTTTCTATTTAATGAGAGTTTAGTTCAAAGAGCAAGAAACTATATCGTAGATGAATTCATGCGATCTGATTGTACTCATCTGTTGTTTATTGATGCTGACATTGGTTTTGATCCTAGAGACGCGTTAGCGTTGATGGCATTACAAATATCAGACCCAGAGAAATACGATATTGTATGTGGTCCTTATCCTAAGAAGACAATTGCTTGGGAAAAAGTAGCACGTGCAGCTCAGGCAGGAATTGGAGTAGATAATCCTTTTGATCTTGAGCAGTATACGTCAGATTTTGTTTTTAATCCAGTTGCTGGAATAAAACAATTTAAACTCTCAGAGCCAGTTGAGGTTGCCGAAGGTGGTACAGGTTTCATGCTGATAACTAAGGATGCGCTATTAAAATATAAAGAAGCTTATCCAGAGTTGTCGTATAAACCAGACCACGTTCGTACAGATAACTTTGACGGATCTCGAGAAATACATGCCTACTTTGATTGTGTCATTGACCCTGAATCGAAAAGGTATCTATCTGAAGACTACTTCTTCTGCAAGATGGCTCGTAAAGCTGATCTTAAAGTATGGATGTGTCCTTGGATGAAACTGAATCATGTTGGATCTTATATTTTTAAAGGCAACATGGGAACCTTAGGTCAAATTGGTGCATCTGCTACGGCTGATAAAGAATCTAGTAAAAAGTCTTATAAAACCATTGACAAGTCTTAACAACTGTTGTATAATAGTACCACTAATTACAAAACAAACCGGAGAACATCTACACTATGAAATTTTCTAACGAAACCTTGACGGTCCTAAAATCGTTTACTTCTATTAACAAGTCTATCTTGCTAAAAGCTGGTAATCAAATTAAGACTATAACTCCAGAAAAGACTCTGATCGCAATGGCAGATATCACTGATACAATTCCATCAGATGCATGTATCTACGATCTATCAAGATTCTTATCAATTTTATCTCTATATAATGATCCCGACGTGGAATTTATGGATAAATATTTTATTATCTCAGAAGGTAAGCGACGTACCAAGTATGTCTATGCCGACCTTTCGATGATTCATACACCACCAGAAAAGGAAATCACAATCCCAACTGCTGATGTAACTGTTACGGTTACTGGTGAAGAATTATCGACTGTGCAGAAAGCTGCAGGAGTATTACAATTCTCTGAAATTGCATTTGTAGGCGAAGGCGGCAAATGTTATCTAAGAGCTATCGACAGTGCCAACAGCAACGCAGATGACTTTGGCGTTGAAATTGGAGAAACTGCCGATACGTTTAACATTATCATTAAAACTGATAATCTTAAACTAATGCCAATGGATTACGAAGTTACTCTTTGTTCAAAAGGTATCTCGCAATTCAAAGGAAAAGGTGTCACGTACTTCGTGGCAATTGATTCAAAGTCGACTTATAAGAAAGGTGAATAGTATGATGGACCAAGCACAACAGCAGGGACAGCAAGAAGAAGAAGTAGTAATTAACATTGGCGATTTGTCAACATTGCTACAGGTAATTGATGTAGTCTCTACCCGTGGTGGATTCCAAGGTCAAGAACTAGCAGGTATTGGTATGTTACGTAATAAACTCGAAGCATATCTAAAACAAAATACTCCTCAACAAGGACAGGGCGATAGCTCTGTCGGCGAGCAGGCAGTAGGCGTTGATACCGCAGGTGCTGGTGAATTGGCTGGCAAGCTTGTTGACTAATTAGTTAACACAAATGCTTCTCGAGAAGCGGGGTTCAGTCGTTCTGATTGTTTCCCCGCGTTTTCGAACTTTTTTATTATTATTATATTATGGTGTTAAATTATGACTGTGCAAGCTAAAATGAATGAAGCTCTTTGGGTAGAAAAGTATCGCCCACAACTTATTGAAGACACAATCCTCCCAGATCAAATGAAAGAATCGTTTCGCAAGTTTGTTAAAGACGGTTCAGTTCCAAATCTATTATTAACTGGTGGCCCAGGTGTAGGTAAGACAACCGTTGCTAAGGCAATGCTCGAAGAATTAGGTTGTGACTACATTGTAAAGAACGGTTCCCTTAACGTTAATATTGATACCCTCCGATATGACATCTCTACTTTTGCATCTGCAGTATCTCTAACAGGTACTGGTCGTAAGTATGTTATATTCGATGAAGCAGATTATCTTAACGCTGCTAATGTTCAACCAGCTCTACGTAACTTTATTGAAGAGTATTCTTCTAACTGTGGATTTATCTTTACTTGTAATTTCAAGAATCGTATTATCAGCCCATTACGTTCAAGGTTATCTGAAGTAGACTTCTCAATTGATACTAAAGAAAAGCCACAGATGGCGATGCAGTTCTATAAACGCGTCATTGCTATTCTCGATAACGAAGGTGTTGAATACTCTAAGCCAGTTGTTGGCAAAGTAATTGAGAAACACTTTCCTGATTTCCGTAGAGTATTAACTGAATTACAATCGTATGCTGCATCTGGTAAAATTGATGAAGGTATCTTTGTTAATCTTGCTCAAGAATCTATTGATGATCTATTTCGTTGTCTCAAAGCAAAGCAATTTACCGATATGCGTAAATGGGTTGCCAAGAACTC